CTGCAGCGCCTTCACGTGCCATACCTGCCAGGTTGGTCATTTGCTGTTGCTGGGCCTCGGCCTGCCGCATCGCCGAGACTTCTTCCTTGGAATGCAGTAGAGCTTGCGGCAGGCCAAACCAATCAGGCATGCGGCGGAATGCCTCTTCGGCGTTGACCACGCGCAGGGCGTCAGGAAGCACCGAGCCAATCTCAAGCGCCATCTGCATGGCGGCCTGGAAGGCGCTGGCCTCACCCGTCTTCTGGGCACGAGCAATCGGCGAGACATACTCAACGCGTAACTGCTGGCCTGCCAGTCTTTCAGGCGGAGGCGTAAACAGACCCTGGCGCTGCGCATATTCGAAAGTGCGATCGATCATTGGACCCAACAACTCGCTCTCCAAGCGACCGATGGTCGGGCTCATAGCACGCATGTTTTCCTGGTTACGGGTTTCAGCTTCATAGCGAGTCATCTCGACCTTCTCCTTCTGGAGTTTCATTTGGTCGAGGTAAAAGGCGCGTAGAATGGCCTGGCGTCGCTGTTCCAGCTGGTCATTGCCGATATCGACACGACCTTCAAACTTGAGAGCCTCAATACGGTCTTGCGTGCCTGCGCGATAGAAATTCAGTGACGCGGGAGCAGTCTTAATTGGAAGGAAGAACCCATCATCCGGAACCATGAGCGGCGGATCTACAGCCTTCTGTGCAGCACGGATGATGGTCTGCGACATGGCGTTGACCATCTTAATATCCGGTAAAGCAGTCATGGCGGGTGCGCGGCCATAAACCTCGCCAACCATCTTAGACCAACGTGGTACCAGATATGGAAACTCGTCGTAGCCACTTTCACTAAGCAGCCACTTATCTTCCTCGCAGAGATAAACCGAGGCAAACGGCTTGTTCTTGGTGTCGACCTTGCCGTATTCACGTTCCTCACGTGGTTGTACAGCATGCAGGAACTTGACCTCTTGGTCCTTGTTTTTTTCGATAAGCTTCTTGACCGCTGGGCCACAGTTCTCGCCCCAGATTTGCATGGCGACACGCGCGGGCAAGGTAAACCGACGATAGAGCGTATCGATATGGCCGGACTTGCCTTCGGCTGCATAGCATTCGCCAAGGTGGCGAGCGGAGAACCGAGCGACCGGCCAATTGGGCAGTTCCTCCATATAGGTTACCGACGTGCCAAAACACACTAGGTCCAGGTAGCTCTCGTGCAGTTGGCTGTTGAAGTTCGAAGCCGGTGAGTTAAAGATACGGTAAAGAACGCGTTCGGCAGACTCCAGCCAAACACGGGCCTCATAATCATCGTACAGTTGCGGATCTTCAGGGAGCAACTTAAACCAGGTCAGGGCAGGGTTCGTCAGCATGCCATGCAGGGCGGCAGCGAGTTGCTCAGCTGCCCAGATGCCAGTGCTATCGTACACCTTGTCCATGTTTTTCTGGCCCTTGGAAACCTCGCGGTTGAACGTCGCTCGCCGAGGCAGGCAATAGTCCGCAATCTCCTGCCAGTGGGAATTCCAGTTATACCGCATATTGGAGAGGCGTTCCGCACGATTAACATACGCAAGCGCCTTGTCCTTGACCTCTTTAGACTGATCGACCATATCTTACTGCCCCAACAGGCTCTTAGCCTGGTTATTCGTGTCGCTCGTTGCGCCGGACGCGTCGCCCAGAAGTGAGGCGCGCCTGCCACGGCCACGGATGTTCTTGTCCTGTTCCTTCTTCGGCGTATCAGGCGCAGCAGGAGCCGCAGCAGGAGCCGGAGGAGGAGGAGGAGGAGAAGGAGAGCCACCAGCGCACATCATCAACCTCCCAGCAACGACTTGGTCTTAGTATTCGCATCCTCGGTATCGCCCTGAGACGAAGTGAGGATACTCGCCTGGCGCCCACGCATCTTACGCATACGGGCGTCCTCAGCCGCAGCAGCTGCCTTTACCGACGCATCATCGCGAGTGGGCGGTGCGGGAGCCGGCGGAGGAGCCGGCGGGGGACTATTTCCACCAAAACACATATCAATTCTCCAATGACCTATGGTTCAAAATCTTGTTCTCATCGAGCCAGACATACGTGAAGTAACCAGACCCGTCTTTGCCAAACTTCGGCATGAAGCTTTCCCGCTTAGCGCCCATGCGCTCCAGGAACCGATGTGCTTCGTCATGATACTCGGCGCTATGACACTGGGCGCGATGCGCGCCAACGGCCATAACATCGGGAACCAAATGACACTTCATGAACTTCATCGCCGGAAGCGCAACCTTCTGGAAATCGTTGGTCGCGAACATGAAGATGTTCCAGACCTTCGGCCACATCTCCAATGCACCTAAGGCAACCACCGCTTCCCCATCATACGTGCCGACATACTTGAAGTTCGCCTGGGCAGCCCAATGTGCCAAGTAGAACGGATCAGCGATGGTCATCAGGTTAAAGATCTCCTGCCGGTCCAGCTCGCGCATATTACGCGCCACGTGAATTAGACGAGAAAACTTCGCTACCTCAAAGTGAACCAAACTCGTCATAGTCAACCTCCGCATATCGATCTCCTAATATTGCATCAAAAACCTCGTATGGGGAACCGCCAGTTTGAGCATACTCCTGGCGCGGTTTTTCAGGTTTCCTGCTTCGGTAAGCCACTGCCATATACCGGAGCATATCTGCGCCGTGCGAGGTGTGATCGTGACGAGGCTTATCCCGGTACATACCACGTTTGCTATCCCATTCTTTTTGGTACTGCGAAAGCATATCTATGAGATAATCTACCTCCTTGGAGTTGTCGAACCGTAATTTCGGGAAAATGGTTCGCACAGCCTGGATGCCATCGGCCACACCCAGCTTCGGCACAACATTGAACCGTATGCCAAGCTTTTGTGCCACTTCACGACGGGTACGACCCTCGGCCGATAACTCGCGAACCTCGATATCGTGCGGTGCGTAATGCTCACCGTAAGTGAAGCCGTCACGGGCAGCTCGCTGTCGAAGAAGCTCCGCATAATACTGTAGTCCCTCACCTTCCGCTTCGATGTATCCGACACAGCGTATTTCCCCGTGAGCCCGTTGGAACAAACCGATGGCCATCGCATCATCAATACCTAAATCCCAGATAGTATCGACCGGGATCGAGGTGTCCAGGGGGACTGGCTTGCCTATCCGGCCTGTCGCCTTGGCCGCGGCAATCTGTGTCTTATAGTACGCACCGACAAGTGCTGCATCAAATGAACAATAGAATTCCTGCTGGATAATTTCGGGTGCCATGCCAGCCTCGGCCTCGGCCTGGATTGCTTCATTGGTGACAACTGGATTTCCGTCCTCACGTTTGGTGTCATCGACAGTCAGGAGTTGGCAGAACCAGTCAGGATGGCGCTTAGCCATTTCGTATAGGTCGTATCCATGATTGCGACCGCGTGCCGTATAGATGAAAACTGCCCACCCGCCGTTCTCAGCCAAGATCGGCCGGATATAGTCCCAAGCAGCAGGGTCATGCAGTGAATACTCAGAAAGGATAACACCCACAGGATTAGTACCAACGAGACGGTCAACATCGTCAGTACCGACGACTTGATAGATTGAACCGTTGACAAACTCGATAAGCATCTCATCGTCGCGCTTCCTCTTAATAATCTCGTTTGGGAATGCACCCAGGAAAGGAGTGCCGTCTGATCGGCGACCGTTCCAGACGATCTGCCTGCCCTGCTTATAGGTCGGGAGCATGTGCCAATACAGTCCGACACGCTTGAACGCTGCCGTGGCGCACCAGTTGATGCCCGTATCATCCTTGCCAGCACGGCGATGCCACACCAGCGCAGCTCGCTTCGTCCCACCCTCCATAGCTTGCCAAAAGGGGATCTGGTACGTTCGTGGCCTCCAGTTGTAGGGCAATGTAATGTTCTTAGTCATTGCTGCCACTGGTAAGCTTGGGGGCCTGGACAACAACCTCGGCTTTCGCATCAATTGTTACTGGCATAGGACCAGCTGGGAGGGCCCGCGGCTGTTCGCCATTGAACTGTACCAGGTTGATAACCACCCCGCCAGGATCGGCCGGCTGGTTGTCACGATATTTCTGCGGGTCATGCGCCTTCAGCAGGATTTCTAGCATACGATCCGAATATACACGCTCGTAGCCAACAAGGTTGCCCTGCTGGTAAATGGGGCGCTCAACACCCTCCAGGGCGCGTCGCCGTGCCTCTTCCTCTAACAACCCCAGTGCAATGGCTTCCGCCTCTTTGTAGTCCTCGTCGAACGCCTCGTCGCGCTCTCGCAGATACCAGATGGAATTGCGGTTCACGCCAATCGCCCTGGCGCTCAGAGCGCAGTTCCCCGTCTTCGAGAAGAGCTCCAAAAACTCCTTCTGCCTCTCAGGCGTCAATTTCGTACGAGCCGCCATTGTAATCTCCAGTGTTCTAACCTCGAATACATAGTGCCAAGGATCGAAGCCGATGTAAACGCGTATATGACAGGAGAAAATTTACAAGATGACTTGTTACAGGGGGATAGTACTATACTTCGTCAGATATTGAGATAACGGTAATAATAACCAACCAATACGTTGTAAGCCATTGAAAACAAATGCTTTTATTGGTGTATTAGCGTTATTGGCTCCGAACCTCTTTTTGAAAAATAATTTTTCCTTATGCGTGCGCGCAATTGATACTCCAGGAATAATAATATCTGGAGATTGTTACGGTAGTTTCTGGAGAATTGGATATGCTGAATGACACGACGAATTTTGAAAGCGAGGCTCGATCCCCTGGTCTACGCGATCAGGGAGCTTGGGCCTGAAATGGTGTAAAATTTCTGTGTGGCTCCGAAGGATACGAGATCGAACTTGAATTTCCCCCCCCCTACCTATCATCTGTCTATCATCCGTCTATCTGTCTATCATCCGTCTATCTGTCTATCATCCGTCTATCTGTCTATCATCCGTCTATCTGTCTATCATCCGTCTATCTGTCTACCCACCTACCATCTACCCAATCACTTATATACTAGGTATTATCGATGAGGTTGGGAGCTTAAAGACCTGTGTGTAAACAAAGTTGGTCTTTGACTAAGGTGCAAGCGCACGAGAGTAACTTTGAAAGCCAAG